GCCTGGTCGGCCGCTTCCCACCCTAGTCTTAGCTTTATGCTAGGGCGCTGCACGGCTCCGCTTTGCCAGATAACATCTGGTGACGGCCTTTCAGTGAAGTACTGAAGGAGTGCAGATTTGCTATGGACACGGGTCTTCCGTACCTTAGATTGTAATCTTAAGGTCCGGAATTCAGTCCGATGAAGCTTCCTATTCCATCGAGTTTTGCTCAATGGTTTAGGAGCAGCAAAGGACTCCCACCCAAAGCAACCAGAGCCAGCGCTAACAACAGGAATATTTCTTGTTGTTACTGTCGATTGTATAGCAGCCGCTGTACGCCACCAACCCTTTCGATGAAAGTTGTTGGAGCATGCGACGACTGATATAATTGACTCTGGCTTTCGAGCATCGGGGATCTTGAGGAAGTATGCTGGTGTCACATCGGCACCATCATATACCTCCAATCCACAAGACTCCCGGAATCTTCCATTCCGGTGTGTCTTCGATTGGTTTACTTTGAAATCAAAGTAACATAGAAGATCCTCGAAGCAAGACCCTGCGTATGAGGGAATGATACAATCATCCCCAAATACACGGACCCGACCTGAGAGTGATAGGATATTCCTATACGAAGGTTTCTTTCCATCTGCGATTAAGCAGGCAGAAATAGCCAACGCTAAGAATCCTATTGATTCAACAGGGAAGGTACACGCGGACCCCATAGTCGAAAACTTTCTCAGTTTGACTATGCTAGGAGACTTTTTGTCAAGATCTTGACATACAGTCTGAGTCCTAGACGCGTGGAGAGCGTGAATTAACGACGGATTACGTCGGAAAAGACGCTCTACAAACCTGGTTGTTACGCGATCACTGGCAGACGAGAGATCGACTGTCCATGCATTGCGTAACTCTGAGGCTAGGCGTGCTCCATGTTGGTTAAAGGATTGATCGCGAAAGCGAATAAACCCTTTAATCCAAGTCATCGAACACCTCTTATCAAGATAGTTCCAAATAATCTGCTGACACCATTGGTGTGCAGTAGGTTCGGATGCTATCAGCCTAGGACCCTTCTGGGTCTTAGGAACTGTGATCAATTTACTGGATACTTCGTAACCAGGTAATGGATCACTAAGAGAGTCAATCCATGCTTCGTAGTTAGCGTATGCGAACAATGAAGATGGAAAGACAGCCTCAAGTCTATCAGGCCAAGAGGGGAAGTCATATTTGAATTGACCTCCCTTAAGGTCTGAAACGGCACCAGGGCCATGCTTCGGCATCCATTCCTCAGGGTTAAAAACTCCGAGAGTGGAAGCAATGAGATCAAATGTCGATTGAACGACATTTAACTCATCGGAAGAAAGCTGAGTTCCGGAAGGAACTCGATCACTTCCTGGATCGGTAACCCGGTAATTGCCGCAATGGCAACTGCCAAGATTATCAAGATCCAGGTCTTCTTCGTTCCACCGTAAGGTGGCTCTAGGAAGATCTTCTTCAATCCTGTAAAAATCGTTGAGAGTTTCATAAACTTTCTCCGGTTTGCAGTCGATTTGAAGCTTCTTTCCGAAAGCGTAAAGCTGACGGATCAAAGCTATCGCATTGACATCAGGATTGTGCCGAAGTATACCGTTCTCATCGAATATGCGTATCACTATCCCCTGGAAAAGTCTAGGGATTAGTGAACCATAGCGTCCACCTCTTGAGAGAGGTAGTCCGCTACGGGAGTACGCCCCTTCAGACAAACACTTGTCAAAGTGTTTTAGAAGGGCTGGGAAATCCAATGTAAACATTGGAAGTCCCCGACATTCGAGGAGAGAGGAAATTCGAGTTTTGTCTCGAATTATCTCCTTACGGTCGTCAGGGTATTGATCAATGGCATCATCTAAGATACCATTGACTGCTCTGTGTAAGCACTGAACGTACCTTTTCGTCATAGTGGGCTCCTTAGAGTTCAGTTATGATGTACGGGTACGGTGCGTCCTGAAGTCAAGTTAGGGAGAGGAAGTCTTACGACTCCCAGCCCAAGAGCTTGGCCAGATTAGCAGAAGTCGTCCAATATGCGACGGCCTCGGCAACGTCCACGACGTCAGCCTCAGTATCATTGGGCATAGCCCGAAAGATAAAGTAGAACTGACGAGTGAACTCAGGATCACTCGACGTCGGGAAGACGGTCTGGGTGACCTCCACATTGTGGCGGTCCAGAGGATCATTCCCGTTCTTCGAGCTCTCCTTTGTATGTCGGATACGCATACGGATTTCATCCGTAGACGTACGACCGAGATACTCGGAAGAGTAGTTATCCTGGTTAATCTTGTTCAGGACCCGATCGGTTCCACCGGAACCGCCGAGCGTGATAGTAATGCTGTCACCGTACATGGTGCTTTCTCCTTTGGTTTTAACGACCCAAACGTAGGGTCGCTAAAGACCCAAGGATCGACAGTTGCCCCGCATTTAAGAAGGGCAGCGATGCAGTTAGCGATGGCGAGACGCCAAGGAATCTTTCCTTTTGGTCTCGTGACATCCATGGAGAAGATGAAAGACTGACCCAATCATTTTGGGTTAGAATTTCATAGGATCTTGTGCTCCTGGTCGTGCTCATGATATGAACAGGACCAACGATATGGCCAATGCTATTATCCTGGGCTTCAATGAAGTCCTGGACATTTGCAAACCAATCGATAAGCCAAGACCATGGGATAGCTTCCCAAACTTGGGCTGCTATAGAACCATGGTGTAATCCTAGAGAGATCCGACGAGCGAGAGAATGTCTCTCCTCATCAGTCTGGGGCATTGCCCCAACATTGGGACGCCAACGTATGGTGCCCCAGACCTTCCGGGCATGCCAATCCACGACGCGAGCCGTGGAGGAAATACCGAAGGATTCAATGGTTTGAGTACCAATGACTTCCTTCTTGGCATCCTTTTGAAGTGTCACTCTCCTTCTCAATCCTGACTTTGACTGAAGCCTTTCAAGTTCTTTAACACGACGCATAGTCATGCTTTGGAAATTGAGCAGCTTAGTTAAGTCACCAATTAACGGTTTCCATCCAAATTGCCAGGATAAGTTAGCCGAGGCTAACTTCCCTAGTATGGATCGACCCGCTAATCGGACAAGTTTTGGCATATCCCTAAGTTCGAAGATGAACACAGGGAGCATAACTGTAGCTCTACTTGGGTTAGTCCTTGCGGCTAACTTAGTAGAGAGTTCAGTTATGTCCAATGACGGAAAGTTCGGATAGTTTGGAGGTATAATCTGACAGGGCATATTGTTTGCAATAATGCTCCCGTTAGGTGATACACCATTCCAATAACTATTGGAGCGCCTAACTCTGGATATATTCAGAGTATGGGAACCCCCATAGTCACCGATAATATCGTCACAGATAGCAGAAGTCTGCTGTCTAGAGCCGAATTTCCACCAAATATAGTAGAAAAGTGAATTCTCCGCATTCAAACCTGAAGGCGGTTCTTCGCGATGTCTACTAGTCATATGGTGGTTCCTTCACTTGTGGATAACT